TCATTCACTCTCTTTCAAACCAGTTTTAACTGTTTGTGGTTTTGGGTAAGGCTGGACTTTGAATAGCTTTGTGTTAAGGCGTTTTCTGGCTCTCTTGTCCAGAAACCGGATGTAACGAAACTGACGGAATTTATGAACACTGGCTCTGTCGATATTAGCCCGCAGATGTTCACCTCGCTGTCCTCCTCGTTTGATTGCATTCTTGCAAATCTCGTGATACCACTCGCCATCAAGTTCATAGAATGTTGTTTCATGACTGCCTACATAATCAAAATTGCTTGCCTGGTACACGACACCAAGACAGCCACAACGCTCATCTGCAAACGACTGAACCCACTGCACCTGCGGATAAAGTTGTCTGATTAGTTTGAGCGCGTAACTGATTGCCCTTGATTCGGAGTTTCTCGGCATACAGTCATGCAGCCATAACCGGTTAAGCTCCATATATTCGCGGTTCTGCGTGCCAGTTACGACGCGTGCACCATTGTTTGGATTAAGGGCATAACCCCATTGCATTACGCCAACCAGCTCCCGTTCTGAAAATATGCCCAGATGAAGGTAGGAATTATTTACGAAACGATGGCTGTAATGTTTATTGACGACGACCAGCCGGGCCAGCCAGCAACTTATTGTCTCAACCCGTAACTCACGGGAGCCATAACCGACGATATTGTCGTTATAGTGAATAAGTTCAGGCGTGCTGATGATACGGGATGTAACTTGCTTTCTGTTCCCCACGACAGGATTTCCTTGTGTATGTGGGGTGCTCTGTGGCGCTCTGAGATGTGATTTGATTGAGGGTTTTACAGCGCGGACATTTAACTTCCAGATAACTGAAGCTGGCTCGTGCCAGTAGCTTGTTACAATGTCGGCACCGTATGTTTCGATACATGGCCGCATAACCTCCTGCTTTGTTGTTGATATCTTTATCACTCAATCGATCGACAAAAACGATCGATTTGATTTATTTAATTGATACAACAAATAACACGAAATGTCATTAGCGAAAATTTATGAGTTTGATCACTAATTTTAAACGGTGCTGTAACGCATAAGTGCTGAATGATTGTACATTTGAATACCGCAAAGCAAACAAATCAACTAATTTATAGAAGTCAATTGGTTAATTGCCAGCGTAAGAGGCTGCTATGGACAATCATGTAACGACGAGAAATCGAAAAATGATTGAAAATGCGGAAATCTATAATGATTATTTTTCCGATTATTCAGATGCCTGCAAATACAGTTCGAGTGCGGGAGAGTTCATATGCTTCAACTTTTTTATTAAATCTTATGTTTTTCCTCCACTGCAAGAAGATGGAGGTGTGCCACCTCCTGAAATCACTTTGCACCGTATAGCCTCCGTCTCAATGATGGAGCAACAGGCTAATGAGCTGTATAGCATTCTGGGAACGATTCTACAAAAGCGTGAATCGGACTAATGATACCGGTTCATTTGCCTGCCCGGATGGGGAAGCAGGATTGACTGCTCCATAAGCAGCTATATTTCTGAATACGAAATACTATCCAGCGATTACATATGGCTGGATAGCGGCAAAGATGTTTTCATTAGTGTCAAACCGGCAGAGGACACCACCGGTTTGTATTGTTACATCATGGTACTGTCAGTTCCGGGCTGAGCCGGGTCTGGTTGCTCTGGCTGCGCGTCGGTTTTCGGCTCATTATCAGCATCACTGGCCGCAACTGCTGGCCCAATAAGTTTTGCCAGCACTTCATCAACGTAAGTGTCGATTTGTGCCTCAAAATCCTTGCGGACCTGCGCTTTCAGCAACTTATTTACTTCACCGGAATACAGTGCCTGTTTTACCAGGTCTTCAGTGACGGTGCCTTTAATTTCTGGCATGTATATCCTCCTTATGCGGGAATAAAGCCCTGCAATCAGGGCTGGGTCGGGTCTTTTGGGAGCGGAGTTACCTGCGCTGTTTTACTGAGTTTTTCAGCTGCTGCGTCCTCAATTTTGCGGCGAACATAATTTCTGATGGCCTTATAACCACCACTCACCAGATATAACGCACATACTGCCGTGCAGAAATACAATAAAATAAGCTGTAAAAATGTCATTATCCCTCCCAATTATTGACATGGTGTTGACACCGGTAATATCTGTTAGGTAAAAAGGTGCACTGCATTTTTTGCTTTGGATATAACGATCTTTTTGCCGCCGGTTTCTTGTTTTCCCTTACCGGCGGCATTTTTTTATCCTGCTTACGCGTTATTCACTTCCACCACGATACTGTCAATCAGTACCGGGTAAGTCGCATTTTTAGTGATATCGGTCACGCGCAACTTGTCTGCCGTAAACGTGCCGACCGGAGACTGCGACAGCATGAATGGTGTCCCGTCCTTACCATCAATGACCGGCGTCACCTCAATACTGTTGTTACCGGCAAAACGGAAGCCCAGCGTATGCCATTCGTTATTAAATGCGCCGAATGACCCCAGCTTCGTGTTCTGCGCCGTGTTTCCTTTGTGATACATCACGTTAAGGTCTGTGGCATCGCTCTGTACGTAGAACGATGCCAGCAGGTTATGACCGGCATTTCCTTCCAGAGTAACCCCTTGCGGCAGGGCAGAAACCGGCCAGTACAGCGCCAGTGCGTACTGATTAGCCGTAAGCGCGCCATCGAGTTTAAAACGACAACTGACAAGACCACCTTTACCCAGCAGGTCCGCACCATTACCAGCATCATGCTCAAGGTACCAGGGGGCTCTTCCTGTTTCCTTGGTCAGTTTCATTGCCTTACCCCCGCTGGCTCCGGCATCATCCACGATTTGAGCCTTGCCACCTCCGGCAGCCCAACCCTGTGGTGTCAACCGTCCTTCAGACTCAGATGCCCGGTAAGCAAATAGCGTACTCATCGTCGTGGTGTCTGCGGGTGGCGTGGACGGTTTTGATGGTGTATCAGGTGACGGCTTCTCATCCGGTGGTGTCACGGTCTGCCCGCGCATCAGTTCAGCCGTGCGCCCTGCATGGAGCATAATAGCTGAGGCCAGACGGTCTGAAATGACGCCCCTGCGTGCCCATGAGCTGAAATGGCTGTCACGCTGTGTCGAAACAAAACTGCCCTGGGTTCGGGATGCTGCACCGTAATACCCGACAGCCACAATATCCGGGTCTTCCGCCGGAGCATTCGTTGGCGTGCTCTGTCCATTCTCATCCGTCAGGAACGGTACAAAGAAAATTTTCTGTGCTTCCTTGCCTTTGTAGCCACCGTATACTGCCTCATATTTATCGGTGCCAGCGTTTTTCCAGTAATACGTGGTATCACCGCAAATCCACGGCACCGTGGTGGCATTTCCACTCACGCACTGCGCAGCAAGCGGAGCCAGGTCAGTTCTGAACTGCTGAACCATGGCCGTGAATAAACTATTATGCTGCTGGCTTCCTGAGGCAAGGTCTGCCTCTCCCTGCATCCAGACCACAGCCAGAAGTTTGTTTTTCGGGTTTTTCGCCAGCGCGACTTTGGTGCGGCTTACCAGGTCCTGATACAGAGGTTTACCGGCCCCCCAGCGTGAAGAATCAGCGGAAGCACCGCTGGCCTCACTGAATGAGCCGTCGGCTCCAGTGGTGAATGCTGACCCGCCACGACAACAGGGCACCAGAAGTATCCCGGCATTCTGTGGGATATAGGGAAGCAGTTTTTTGGCAATATGCAACCCCTGACCGACAGTCCCGTACTGGCCTTTTGCCAGATCAGCTTTCGGGTGGTTTATCCCGCTCATATCCTGAACATCATGCAGGCAGTGGTCTGCCGGAATGATGTCGTTGTATGTACACGACGTACCGTTGGGCGTTACCGTACTGCGGCGTGCCAGTTGCTTAATGCGTGGGTCCGGGCGGTCAAACGAATCCGGTAACGGCAGCCCCTCGCCGTAGGCCATGCCATTTGACTGACCCGCGAGAATGACAACAAAGTAATATTCCGGCTCTGAACTGCTGCCATTCGTGCTACCGGAAGGCCCGGCGTTATCCGGTGCATTCCAGTCGGAGGGCGTGAGCGTTCCGGCCACGTCAGATGTGATTGGAATGATGCCAGTCACGCCTGAACTGGTGATTTCTGCACTGGGATTACCGGATACCGGCATTACCCATAATGGCTCTTTCGTGCTGAAGCGGATCACGCAGTCTGCGAAGGTGATCCCCCCTTTATTACCCGAAGGGCGGAAAGGGCTTTCAATAAATGCCACCGTGCCACCGGCAACCTTGACTGAAAACTCTCCGGGCATGGCGGAGAGCATTTTCCACTTGGAGTCTGACATCGTCTTTTCTGCCTGTTTCTGAATTAAACAGAGTCAGAATAGCGACCGCTGAAAAATATGTGTTTTGCGGAAATTCAAAAAAGCGTCACGGTACTTTTGGTGACGGAGCTGGTGAGGCAGGAAAATAACGATAAAGGGTGGAAAGGCCAATATCAAATATCAGTGCGATTTGTTTACGGGACTCGCCATTAGCCAGCAAACGGGCGATTTGCTCCCGCTCTTTCTCTGTCAGTTTCTGAGGTCTGCCGCCATGACGCCCCTGAGCACGGGCAGCAGCAAGACCCGCGCGTGTACGTTCAATAATGAGTTCCCGCTCCATTTCCGCCAGCGCGCCCATTATATGGAAAAAGAAACGTCCCATGGGAGTGGATGTATCAATATTGTCCGTAATGCTGCGGAAGTTAACGCCGCGTTGCCGGAGTTCTTCTGTTAAAAGGACAAGGTGCTGCATACTGCGTCCAAGGCGATCCAGTTTCCAGACCAGCAGGGTATCCCCTGGCCGGAGTCGCTTTAATGCGCGTTTAAGTCCGGGACGCTCCCTTGTCTTACCGCTTATTCTGTCTTCGAAAAACAGCTCACATCCTGCACATTCCAGCGCATTTCTTTGTAGCGCCGTATTCTGGTCATTTGTTGACACCCTGATATACCCAATCAGCATACGATTTCCTTATTATAAAAAGCCGGAATTGTCGCATGAGGAATAAAACAGAGTTAATCCTGGCTTTCCTGAAAACCTCGGTTTACGGGAAACGGTAAACAGGGCGGCGAATGCTCTGCCATCGGACGGCACCGCCGTTGCCGCGAATAGACTCGCCACCCCAAGAAATATTAATGGGGTTCCCTTTGACGGGACGCAGGACATAAACATCACTTCTGGTATAACACAGCAGGATGCGGATTCCCGATATATCCAGGATATCAGGCTGGGAGCAGAGAACAGGCAGGTAATGTACGGTGGGGCATATTACTCTGCGTACGGTAATGTTATGGCAGGCCTGCAGATTGACAGTAAAGTTGATGCTTCAAACGATTTTATAGCATTCAGACCCCTGCAAAAATTAGTCGGAGGTACATGGATTACGGTATCTCAGTTATAAATAGTCAGTAAATAATATATTTTAAAACAGATTTATTTCCAGGAGGATTTTATGGAACTAAAAAATATAACCCGTTATTATCCTGAAAATATGCCATATGGTAATAATGTTCAGTATTTCCAGAGTGAAGATGGTAAGGATTTCTACGAATCCCTGCCATTATTCACCAAAAAATATAAACTTTGCATAACACCTGACAGCGGCGTTATCTGCTCAATATCACAGGACGCCTCGGCGCTGTATCCTGCGGGGTTTTCTGTGGTTGAGGTCGATGAACTCCCTGAAGGCACGGATATTTCAGGAAACTGGAAGTTTGATAATGGCATAATCTCCCGTATTCCGGTTAACTACGCAAGAAAACTGGAAGCAATGCGCCAGTCATATCTTAATCAGGCATATGAAAAAATTAATGACTGGAGAACGGAGCTACAACTGGGCACCATCAGCGATGAAGACAGAGCAGCACTTACCCAATGGATGGCATACATCAGTCAGGTGAAGAAAATGGAACTCCCCGCCATTAAAACAGAAGCTGAATTTAACGCCATTAAATGGCCTGAGCAGCCACAGTAATAAAGAAGGCCGGAAGGCCTTCTGAATATCATTATATACTTGCAGCCGTCACCCATGCTTCATTTAACAGATACTGCAACGGCCGGTAATACACGCCGCCGACGTTATCTGCCGTATTCTTACCGACATCCTGTACTTTAATTCCGGTAAGAACATTGCCGCCCCCCAGATTCAGATCCCAGCTTTCCCATGTTCCGGGCATATGTGCGGTCACCGACCCCAGTCTTATGGCGGTTAATGGCGTTTTCCCCGCCATCAGCGATAAAGCCCTGCCGGTGCATCACTTTCCAGATGGCGCGAATTTTGGCGGTCACCGTCCCCGGTTTTAAGGCCCGGTTAACCGGCTTCTGACGCACTTTAAAACCGCGTTTTTTGAAAACATCCAGCACGCGGGATAACTCATCCGGTGACATATCCCGGCAACTGGGTTTGCCGGTGGCTGCCAGTAGTACGGATGTGTAGGTCTCATGGTCAAGCTGTAGATCGCGTTTTGCGACATGTATTAAGGTAATCAGGGAAGCGCGATTCATTATCGTGTCTCCGTAACAACAGGCGGCATGGCAACGCCGCCCGGATAAAACTAAAGGTATCGATATGAAAATAGATTACGATGAAGTATTAAGTATTCTCACAACTTTTCAGGATGCTGAAACACCTTTCCTTACACTACAGGATCTGGGCATGGCTGAGGCAGAAGGAGAGGAAAAGGATAAAAAAGTTTTTCATCTTATGCTTCTCGCTGATAATGGCTCAATTGTTAATGGTGATATGCAGTCAGAAACACCCAAATATATTGGTTTCTTTTTCCATTCTCTGGGCGTTGGTTTCAGAAACACGCCCATTATGCTTACCCAGCAGGGGCATGATTTAGCTAACGCCCTGAGAAAAAAACCAATCCTTGAAAGAATCAAAAAGGAGTTTACAGACGCACCATTTGATCTAATTAAAGAAGTTACCAAATCAATGTTAACCAGGTTCGTCAAAGAACGTATTGGGATTGACTGAACAACTTAATTCAGCCAGTAATCGCAGGGCGGCGACAGCCGCCTGCTTGTCACTTCTTTTAGCTATTTCCGCAAGAGTATGCACAATCCATAACGGACTTAACGCCACGGCTGAATCCAGAATCATGTCATCCATAATAATTTCTGGCATATCCCGCTTGTCACATTCTTTATCCATAAAAGAAACGAATTTCTCTGCATCTTCCGGTTTCATGCCTCCGGCGATAAGGATTTTGCGATATTCATAAGACGATCTTAATTCAATACTCATTATTCACCTGCCTGCTTAATCTGTTTCCAGTGCTTTGCTACGGGCTATAGCCTCACATTCAAAAAATACCGACTCCGGCACGCGCTCTTTTAATTCACGAACAAGGAAATCATTAACGCGTTCATGACGTCTTATATTTCTTTCCTTTTCCTCCTGGCGCAATACAGCAAGGCGGTATTCAACAGCCCGGCGTTGTTTCTGAAAGACAGCCAGTGCTTTTCTGGCAGCATTACGCCATGCATCATCGCCACATGGTGCGTATTCAAGCTGAAATTTAATCTCTTCAATAGTTTCTTTGATTTTTGCCAGCAAGCTAAGACAGTCGCTTATTGTCTCCAGCTTTTCATTATCAATATAACTTCTCACGCATTCACCTCCCGTAATTCCGGTAAAGCCGAAATATGACACCAGTGCGTCACCTGTCCGTCTTCATCTTCAAGGCAGGCTCCGGTTTCTTCATCAACAAAAAAGCCTTCATACCCCATATGGCCGATGCGCAGCTCCTGACGGTGACCATACTGAACAATCAGCACGACAGCCTCCATATCAGGTGGGAAAGCATCATTCAGTGAATGCCAGGGATAACCGCGTAAATCCCCGAAATAAACACCGGTCAGCGTTCCGCCACAGAGCGGCATTCCGGCGGCACACACAAGAGGTTCATCTGATTCAACAAATAAGGTCGTTATCATGGCGTTAACTCCCGTAATACAGCGTCCTCGGCAGTCCGGCGACGGTAATAAACTGCGTGAGCAGAATGTTCAGATATTCCAAACTTTTCGCCAATTTCCCGGAATGACAGACGGCGTGGGTAATCGGAATCACGCAGCGCACGTATAAGACGTACATCATCATCAGATATGCGCGTGCCGGGGCGTAACTCTCCGCACTTTGTTAATCCAGCACCAATCATTCCTGCCCGACATCTGACAGAATCTTTATTACGTCCGAGATATTCTCCCATTTGCTGGCAGGTCATTGTTCTGGCATTTTTTCGAATAAACTTATCTTCATCAGGTGTAAATCTTGGGTGTTTATATTTCAGTAACTCCGGGTATGAACTGCGCAATACACCAGTCCGGTTATATACAGCCCAGACAGTTCTTTTTATTCTGGCAGCAATATCCTTAACCGGGGTGGATGAATAAAGCGCAATCAGTAGCGCATCTTCTTCAGGTGTCCACGCGCGGACATGAGCGGGTGTACGACCTTTTCGCCCCATGTGTTGTAAAATCATCATACATCACCCCCTGACTCGCTTTTCGGCAGCATAAAACTCATCAGACAGAATTTCGGTCATTTTCCGTTTTGCGGAATCATCTTCGCACTGAAGATAAATCACATTGTCAACGCAGAACCAGTTCACGGGACCATACAATATTGCTGAGAAGTCAATACCCAGCCAGAACAACAGGGCATCGGTTCTGGCATACGTGACGGGCGAATATTCACGCCACAGACTGTTCAGTTCATCAGAGGCAACACGCAGGGCTTTAGGGATACGTGATGTGCGCGGTGTGCAGCTCCAGCCATTCGACGCAGTCGGTTTTCGCCATAAGTCGCGATGAAAAGGATATTTGTCCTCCGTAAAACGCAGTCCCTTAAAACAAAAACCACTGATACTGAATTCAAATACCGACCGGCACGCAACATTCAGCACGGCCTCAAGGCGTTTCGCCTCATCTTTTACCGTCTGGCAGTCCTGCTGGTATTTTTGCCACGCAGCCAGCGCGGAAGGGTTTGATGTTTTAAAGAACATTACGCCACCTCCGCAGATATCCCGGCAGGCGCTGCTGTCCGGTCAACAATCAGGTAGCGCAGAACACGCGCGGTGATATTCCAGCCGCTTAAACCGCAGATGATGACACCCAGGCGAATGTCGATATACGCCATCACAAACTGGGGCACGCCTTCTTTCATGGCCTGCTCATCAACTTCAGCCACCACATAAACGGTTTCACAGGTCAGAACGCCCTGAGCAAATTCCCACGCCATCGACGGAATATCATGCCCCTCAATCCATGGCAGGGATTTTCTGAAGCTGCACCACTGAACATCATCAGCCGCAGATTCCTGTCTGCATTTGCGACGAATCGGCTGCACCGGGCGGGGACGCGGAATATCATAAAAACCGTTACATTCCGTCAGCACCCCGGCATCAACCGCATCACGCAGAAAATAAACCATGGAGGATGGCGGCATATTCATTTTTTCAGCCAGTACGCCGCAGGTCAGACGCCCGTAAATACTCAGCCAGTTTTTAACCCCTTCAAGCACTTTTGCATCAATCATGAATTATTCCTCCGTCAGCGCCACATATTCAGAATGTTTAATTTCCTGGCATTCTTCAGGAATACATCCGTTTATTCCCCTGCCATAAGCGCCCACTTTAAACACCACGCACAGGGCATCACGGGAGAACGAAGGGGTCCACCAGGAGTCCGTGTTAAACATGGAGGGGATTCTCATTACCCCCAGCTTTTCACAGAGCCAGACAAGGAAATCAGGACGCTTTCTTAACTCGCGTTCAGCGGCTTCAATCATTGCGGCAATCGCCGGTCCTTCAGGGCATGACTCATCAGGTCTGGCTATAAAGCACTGTCCGCCACCGATAAAAGCCACATCATCGCGCTTACGCCAGCCCGCAGGCAGAGCACCGGCAAAATAAAACTCACTGATTCTGTCCATGGCGAACGGCTTTAAGCGCAATCCGGCAGCGCCTGTATTTTTCAGTAATGTCCGAAGAATACTGTTGCGTAGCGGTAAAACAGCCTGTTGATATTTGGTGAAATATTTATTTGTCTGCACACGGTCTAATTTGAAATAAAAATATGCCATATTTCCGATTCCTTATTTTCAGCTTTCAGGCGCAAGCAGTCCCCTGACGCGAGCGCCATAATTAAAATGAAGTGATATTTAAATAATTAATGCGGTGTTATTTATTCAGTCCGGCATCCTGTTCAAAAGGCTCGACATAAAAACTTTCAGCGCCTTTATTCACCTTTATACCGGCAATGCCTTTCACCGCATCCGGCTCCGCCAGGACGGCTTCCTTGTTCACTTCCTCTTTCGTGCGGATGAATCGCTCAAGCCCCATACGGCGCAGCGTGTCAATCACACCTTCCACATCACGGCTGACGCTGCATGATGGCGTTCCCAGCCGCCATGACACCGTTCCGGTGGTCAGATTGGCAGTTTTGGTTTTGCCGCCGTTCGTCAGCTCATCACGGTTGGTTTTACACCAGTCCTGAATCCCTTTAAAAAGCACTTTGATTTGCTTTTTAAGATTTTCAATCTGCGGCGTATAACGGGCGGTGATTTCTGCCACTTCATCATTCATCGCCGTTTCCAGGCGCAGCGCCTCTCGCTGAATATCGCCCAGGGTGCGGATATCGCGGCTGACTTCTTCGCGGGTCTGCGGTGCGGCCTCGGCTACAGCCTTTAATTTTGTAACGCGTTTTGCCATTTTGTTTTTCCTTATTGCAATGTATCTGGTGCGTTCTGCAAGGAGCGGCGCTCAATGCTGCTTTTCACCCCCAGAGCCTGCATGGAACCCTGAAGTTCATCTGTCAGAAACTGAATAATTGTGGGGCTGTGATATTTAAGAATTTGCGCATAAACATCACATGGGCCTGTCGGTCTGTTCTCCGTATCACGTTCGATTTTTACAGTGGCAGTAACCCCCTCCGTGATTTCCTGACTATCATTACCGGCTGGCTTTACTTCATGCATTACGTGGTTAAATTCAAAAATAACGCGTACTTTGCTCATGGAATTACCCCTGCTGATTAAATTCATTACCGTTAATAACCCCGGAAGCCATGCCCCTGTCTTTCATGAATGCACTGGCTTTCATTGCCACAAGCTCTGCGAAGTTTCTGCTTTCCGCGAGCATAACCACCCCAAAAATCATGGCGGG